TGACGACCTTCTTCACGATTCTGTTCGAATTCTAATCGTGCATCAAACTCTAGTGCTTTACGTTGAATATCCGCTGCTTTAATTTCTAATTCTTTCTCACGTAACGCTACCAATGGATCTACCTGTCCTTCTGGCGGAGGTAATAATTCTGCAAATACTTCTTCGGTATATTGAGAAATAAGAATAGCTACACGACTTTCTCCATCTATTTGTGGTGGAGGCATTCCTTGCATTTGTGCTTGTTGCGCTTGATCCATGGCTTCCATCATCGCTACTCCTCGTGCTTTAAAAGCTATATGTTCACAGATATGAGCAAGTAACATTGCAAAAATACCTGGTGTTGAAGCTACCACAGGAGTTTTCATAAAAGCTAAGTGACTAGCTATATGAGCATCCTGGTCTTGTTCTTGAAACGCTGTAAGGTTTTCTTGAATTAATGATCGTGCGTTTTCAATAGCAGGATCAGTAGGTTGAGGTTCTTGAGGAGGAGGAAGCAACGTTTCTATATTCTGTACGCCTACAGCTTCATATATTCTCCTATACGCCTCATACATATTATGCATTTGTGGGTTAGATTGTGCGAGTTGTAATTGCATTTGTGCTAGAGAAAGTCGTTGCGACATAGAAAAAATATTAGGATCAGAAACAGGTAGTATGTCTACACGATCGTCAAAGTCCATTTGTTTTACAAAAGCTTCTGCTCCCCAGATATTATAGGGATACATTGGAGGCATAGACTCAGCAAAAACTTTAGCTAACATAGTAAACTCTTGTTTCTGCGCATAATGCATACGTTTATGAATCGCAGACATTACTTTAGAACCTTTTTCTAATAACGCTATTGTTGTTCCTACTGCTGCCGATTGATTACCATCACCCACTTGTAAATCAGCAATAGCTGCAAATCGTCTCCCAGCGTCAACCACAAATCCTAAGAGTTGCATCAATGTCTGGCTAGGTTCTTTATAAGGAAGAGGAAGAATGCTGTCCTTTAATGCTCCACCCGGAACATCGATATCACGGAATTCACCAGGAGACAGGGGCTCGTCAGGCTCACGAATTCGGATACCTCTTGCTTTAAAACCAGCAGGAAGATTGGCTAATGTACCTGCATCAATAAGCTGACGAAGAATGGAGGTGGCTGATCGTCCAAGGCCACCTATCATATGTAATAAACCAAAACCATAAAATCCTAATCCCGGTAAAAACTTATAGTGTGCAAAGTATTCTAACTTCTTGTAATACTCATCGCCCTCTTTCCAGTTTCTACGAATAGATAGTATTTTTTGACTTTCTAAATCTATCGTTACAATATACGGTAGTTTAATTCCTGTCGGTAATCCTTCTAAAGGATCAGTATGTTCATAACCTTCTAAGTCTAAATTAGTATGCATCTCAATCAATGTGCAATCATTATCAACAGATGTTTTTGAGATACCTGAAAGTTCCCTTTCTTTTTCGCGTAACTCATCATCCAACTCATAAGGCTTTAGCGGTATGTCTCTATAGAATCCTCCCGCTTGTAATTTTTTTACTTCATTTTCTAACATCCTAATAACGTGTGTTACTCTTGCTGCAGAAAATAAATCAGTAGCATTATATGGAACCACTAAATCATCGGCGGGTATAAACTTAGAAACCGCTCTGTCTAATGTTTCATCAAAATATATTTTTTTAAACGCACTTCCTGCCAAAGGTAAATAGAAAAGCAATCTGTCTAACTCAGGATCAAACTCTTGCATAACATGCATAATTTGATAATTCATATAATCTTGCACTCTTTGTGATTGAGACTCTACTTCAGGACTAATCGCTCCTACTATCTGGGTACGAACAGGACCACTTGCCGGTAATAATTCTTTATACGCTTGCGCTTGGAATTGTGTAACCGCTTCCGCTATCACCGGATGGGTAACACCACTAGACCCACGAAAAGGTTCATCACGCTCTTCATATTTTAATCCTAATAACTTGAGTCCCTCAGCGTAAGAATTTTCCCAGTCTTGACGACTTTCTCGATCTTCTTCATATAAACCTAACAGTTCACTTCCTAATACCATAAGAATACGTTCGTCAATAACCTCTGCTAGATTTGCATCTTGCTCCGCAGCTAATTCTTCTTGAACAGCGGAATTAAAATCTAACGATACAGAACCATCTTCGTTTTCTATTATTTCTGTTGGCTCACCGTTATCTTCCGTTTCATCTACTTCAATCTCAATCTCTTCTTCACCTTCTAAAGGTACGCCCATTCCAGGCATTGCTGAATCGATTTGTGATGGTGGTAATCGTCCGTTTTCCTGCGCCATAGTTTATTCTTCCTTTGTAACCTTTTTAGAAACTTTTTTCGCTGCTGTCGGAACCTTATTCCCATTCTTCATTGTTCCTATCATTCCCATACCAGCTTTTCCAACACGATAGCCAAAAGAAGCACTAATACTAATATATATACAGTTAGCAAACCAATCTGGTGTACTTTCATCTAAAAAAACGAATCCCTCTTTTACAGCATCTTGTGTCCACGGTAAAAAACATCCCGCCAACACTGCAATAAAAAAGATAGTCCACGCTTCATCTTTCCATGAACCTCCCATTTGTTCCGTGAGAGATTTCTCCATGTCCAGTTCACCAGTGGCCTGCTTCTCATAAACTGTAGCCTCGGCTTTGGCTTTTGCTACCTTGATCTCAGTTTGGGCTTTCTTCTCTTCCATCTTGCCCTTGACCCAAGTACCAGCAATATCGCCAACCGAACTTAACAATCCTCCTATTAATGGCAATGCCATATTAGAGTATTCCTTTCTCCTTCAATATGAAAGATAGTACCGCCGCAGCAATACCTACAAAAATACATATAGGCTCATCGACTACAATGCCAATGCCTATTACACCCACTCCTACGCCAGCGTAAGTTGAAGGTTCTTTCATTCTGCCTTTAATCCATTCCATTATTTTTCTCCCTAATAAAATTGACGAGCTTGTATTCGGTACATAGGTTCCTCATCTTCGGGGTCGCTGTCAAGTTTTATAAATCCTCCCTTACGATATCTTATAAGTGCCATGGACATACTATCACAATAATCGTCGTTATCCCCATTTGGAAACGCTACACATTCCTCAATAACATCTTCTGAAAATTTTTTATCTGGTGCCCACACCATACCACTTTCAAAGATAGGAGCGACCATATGCATCCTTGTGTGTTTATCCTTTCCCTTGCTCGGTGTATAATTAATTACAGGAATCCCCATCGTTCGTAATTCGTCCGTGAGCGGTGTACCGGTAGCCTTCGCTTCAATAATCACCATATCAGGTTCCCAATATTTGTATTCCTCTTTCGCCGTACTCTTTAACTCTGGAAAGTCCCACCTTCCTTTTCGCGCATCTAATAAAATTATATGGTCTGGACCCCCCTCCTCAGGTTTAAATATTCCCCAGGTCGTAATCGCTGAATAATCCGCCGTCTCTTTTTTCGAAAACGCCGTGTCATAACTCTGCATAATATAACTGACCGGGGGCACCGTTTCACTTTCCCATACATTCCACCATTCTTTCTTAATAATCGCACCCTCTTCCGCCGTCGGATTCTGCTGCCACTGCGCATTCCATTTGTTCAGGGACAGTGATGCCTTGACCTTGAGCAATTCTTCCTTCTTCCAGAACTCCGGCCACAATATATTGTCGCTCGGTAAAATAGCAGGGAACTCTATCATATCCCACTGATCCGACATGACATCCGCTCCTTGTGCCTTAATCAATTTCCCCGTTAAATCTTTCAATGACCACCGTGTCATAACCACCACAATAGATCCCCCAGGTTGTAACCTTTGTCGAGGGCCAGAGGTATACCATTCATACGCACTCTCCATCGCCGTTTCCGACAACGCATCTTGTTCCGAATGCGGATCATCAATAATCAATAAATCCGCACCACGACCCGTGATCGCACCACCTACACCCGCTGCATAATACTCACCGCCCTGTGCCGTTTCCCATCGACCCGCTGCCTTGGAATCTACACGTAACTCCACGTCAGGAAAAATAGCTTTATACACTTCAAGCTCCATAAGATTCCTTACTTTTCTTCCGAAACGTACCGCTAATTCACTCGTATGCGTTGTTTGGATAATTTTTAGGGTAGGATTCTTACCTATTAACCATGCAGGTAACAAGTAACTGGCAAACTCAGACTTCGTATGTCGTGGTGGCATGTTAACAATGATCCGTGAACCAGGGTTCTTGGCCAACTTTTCAAATTGTTTGGCTACCTTCTTATGATGATCGCCTTCAATAAACCCATCATACACGTGTTTAACGAATGCCATAAAGTCGTCTTGCGCTTTGGCTCTTATTACCAAGTTCTTCTTAGCTTGCTCCAACGCTAAGACTTCACGTATCACTTCTTCCGGTGCATTGAACATGGGACTAATATAACGGATTTTCAATATATATCAAATTATATGTTCAAAACACTACATACCTGCGCTCTGTAGAAGAAAGCCGCCCGATTTTGCTTGGTGGGGGGTCGGTGCAAGGCAAATATTAATTTGCCTTGCTACTTAAGTACCTAAGCCCGATTTATTGTGTAACCTTCTATAAACGCCGAACATTCAGCAAGTGTGTTATAACTTTTTATAGTAGTTTCTATTTTCTTTTTTATAATGGGTTTAATAGTATAGATGTCTTTATCCATTCCCCAAGGCTGACAACAAGTTATTAAAAAATCTTTATTAGATAACGTATAAATCTGATAGCTTTTATCATTAAAGAATTCTTTAGTCCCATCGGAAAAATATAATTTATTGTTTTGTTTTAATTCATGTATATCCATAATTCTAGCTTTCTATATTAAAGGGCAGGTTTAAACCTGCCCTTGTTATTGGTTAAAATCTATTAATTTTTAAAGATTTTCTTACGTGTTCTTTTACTGTATGCTCAGGCACGATTGTAGAAGTCATTGTAATATTAAGGTTCTCTCCTTCAATACTGTCATGTAAATCAAGCAATGCTTTTGCATCTTTTAACAATGCATTATTAACTTTAATTTTAGCATTGAGAATTTTATTCTCTTCTATTGCTTTTACAAAAGCATCAATGTTATTTTCATTGCTTTGTAATTGTTCGGCTTTTAAGTTTATTGTCTTTTTCATATTTCTAGCTTTCTATTTACATAAAGCTTAATTGCTTTAATATCTAAGATATTAACATGGGAAATAATGGAACGTCAACATAAAAATAACTTTTTTTAATCTTTTTTTAATTGGTTAATATAGAGGACCAGGTCCTCTTAAAAAAATTTGCCTGGAATTTATAAGCTGCTTTGCCTGGAAGTTATAAGCTGCTTTGCCTAGAATATATACCTGGATCATATATATATTACTTTGTTTATATTAATCTAATCTTATAACTATTTAACCCGATTCCCGACAACCCGACCCAGGTCCCGACCATAAAAAAAGGTCGACCCGAAAGCCGACCTCTTAGCTAGAAATCTTAAAAAGTTATTAGGTGATTATTTCTAAATGGTCAGCCATCCACTTTTCATTTAATCCTTGCTTTTTAAGTTTATCTTTTACTTGAAATTTAAAAGATAATTCAGGATATTGTTTTATAAACTCAGGTGATGCATACACAAGCTCAAAATTATCCGTAATTTCTTTTATGTATGCGTCTCCATATTCATACCTACCATAAGTCATATCCGATTTAGCAACAGTGTACCAACGTGAAAACTCTTCCTGTTTAGTAGAGTAAGCACGAATAACATGACTAACAAAATTACCATTTTGAAAAGTTGCGTATGGATTTTCGGCAGTTCTAGTTTTATTCATTAAGTTTTTCATTTTAATTTTCTCCATTATTATTGTTGACAATACCATAATATCCCATATAATAAATACATTGTCAACAATTAAAGGAGAAAAAAAATGGGCGATAGAGTATCAATACAATTTAGTCATAAAGGTATGGAATGGGGCGATAAAAGTGTAGTTTTGTTTCATCATTGGGGCGGAGAACAGTTCGCAGACTTTGCAAAAGGTTGGGCGATTGATTTTAAAATGAAAGTTTTAAAATTACAAGAAGGCAAAGGAAGCGACCCACTTTCTAGGTTAGAGCCTCGAAATGTTATGATACAATTTATCAAAGCATTAGCAGACTATCCAACGGAAGATTTTAAATATCATTATTATAAAGATGATAAGTATCTTTATTCTGACGACTATTTATCTTATTCTATGTATCTTGGTATAGATGAGAATGACGGTGATAATTCTGACAACGGACATCATGTCATAGAATTAGGTGACGACTAATGGATATGGAAGATTTTGAAGGCGAAGTAATCCAGGCCCTGGAGTGTATAAACTCTGGGGCTTGGCTTCAATTAGAAGGCAGCGTTGGCCGCTGGTGCAATGGTTACCTGGAATCTGGAATAATTGTTAAGGACCAGGAGCTAACTAAGAAAAAAGGTCCCGTCACTTTTAAAGATGGCTATGGCCGGGAACGTGCCCAGTATAGATTTAAAATTGATTATGATCGCTTAGATGATGTCTATTGGGAAACTTACTAAACCCGACCCGAACCCCGACTATAAAAAATCCCCGACTATTAATCGGGGATTTTTCTTGTGTTATATCTCTGTTAAGTAACCACAAATTTCACAGAGAACCCTCAATGGTGGTTGGATTAAATATAACACATGGAGAAAGTTTTCTATTCTTGATTTAAATATCCTGCAAACTCCATACCCTCTTCCCGATAGAACCACGAACAATGAATGTCTTCGTCTTCATCAATCTTAAATAATTGACAAAGTTTAGCATATATTTCACTAGGTGGACACCACGCAGTCATGAAATAATAGGTTACGGAACTTCCCTCATCTTCCATATCTCCCTCACAAGCATTCCACTTTGTGCCCCAATTTTCACAACACCAATCGTACCAATTATCAAATCCGTATAAGTCTTTAAGTTTTTTAGACTTTTCTGGTGAAAGGTTACTTGGAGCAGTAGTGTCTTTTATTTCTTTAGGCATAGGAATGATTTCTTCAAAACAAAAATCACTTTCTTTTCCCTTAACAAAGTCTTTAATCTTCTGAACCTTTTCCTCATCACCAGAAAAGGTTACTTCATTTTCGCACCAATTAGGCATGTTTCTTCTCCTCAAATCTATAAGTCATACATAAACCTATTAACTCTTCACGACTTAAATTGCTTAGGTAATCCCAATGTTGAAGTTTTTGATTAAAGCGTTCGTCTTTAGATTTCTCTAAGTCAATCGCTTTCTTTAATGCTTGTTCTCCTTTAGTCATATTTTTTCTCCTATTTTGTTGTTGACATTAAATAAAGTATAATGGTAATATATGGTATTGTCAACAAATAAAGGAGAATAATAATGACTGTACTACACTTTAAAGCTTCAGATAAACTGAAGAAACTAGCCCGTGAAACTTTGCGACGCAAAAAGTTTCTAGTGCCTTATGAAAACAAGACCACATCTGAAAAAACTTTTTTGTTTGTAAAAGATAGTGGTATTTATTTAATGAACGGTTGGGGCGAAAAAGATTACAAAAATAATGTCGTTGTTTATGCCAAAGGTTATGAACCCGACTCCGACGATTGTTGGAATAGATGTCGTGAGGCAGTCGGTGGTGACGATTTCGGAGAGGCAGTACACATGGAGAAAGACCAATTGACACGATTAGCAAATGGTGGTGATATGAGTATTCGTGTATCTGAAACTCAATTTGAATGGAGGGCATAATGTTTACAACACACGATCATGAAGTAGAACAAATTCTGGGGAGGCTCGAAAGAGTCTCTCTGTTTTGTGACGAGATAACACCTGGCACCTGGGCTTATAATTATTGGGAGCGCGTTAAAGAGAAGCTGCAAAAAGAAAAGGCCCGATTGCTGTATTAACCCCGACCCCGACAGTGTCCCGACTAAGTCTTGAATTCAGGACCAGGTATTGTTGACACTGTTGACCTGGCCCCGAGCGGCTCACGCCGTTAGCCCCGAATATTTCTCTGTTCGGGGCTTTACTTTTCCCACGGTACATGGTATAAAAAAGAGTGTTAACAAATCTAAAGGAGAAAGCGATGAAAGAAGAACTTATTAAAAAGTTAAACTTTATGAACCTGCTCTATTCCGCTGGTCGTATAGAAATGTTCCAGGAACAATGGAGTGAGTTAGCCAAGTTAATTGATAACTTACCAGAAGACAAGAAGCAATAACAAATAAATTTTTCCCCAGGTTTCACGGCCTGGGGTTTTTTTTCCAGGCATTAGCTGCCACTCATCCTGGTAAGCAGCTCCATAGATGACAGAACCTGGTTCTGTTTATTATCCGTGATCCGTTTGGTTTTGGTTCCCGAACTTGAACCCGACCCGACCCGACTCCCGACCCGATCCCCGACTACATCAAGCATAGTCCCGAATAGTCCCGACCAATCAGACCCCGACCACAGACAAGGAACCACTGTCCCCGACCCAGTGGTAGCCAGACCATTGTCCTTTAACCCCCGACCTTCCTTCCCTTCAAACAAATATAGGTTACTGTTTGAGGGAAGGTTAACTAAGAAAAAACTAACGCCTCCCGACTTATGAAGGGCGTAATTCCAACCTATTTGACCCGAACTAATGTGAAGTCGGTTAGTTTTAGTTACCTTTAGTTCTAACCAAAATGGCAATCCTTCTGCGCATACAAACACATCTGGGACACCTTCCCCGACTCTATTCTCTATCCTCGTGCTGAACCAATGTGTCGGCATTTTTGCTCTCACCTGAGTCCAAAAGAGGCTTTCTGGTTTCTTTGTCATTTACTTCCTCATATTCTGCATCTACAAACATTTGTGGATGGGATTGTCTTAATTCTTTAAGGCGATTTTCTATTTCATCTCTACTCATATTTTCAATAGCATGATAATGATTGGTTTCTCTCCTATCAATAGTTAAACCACCTAAAGCTGAACGAATTCTTTCCGCATTTATACTCGCTGAAAATTGTCCGTTTTCTTGCGCAGATTCAGATAATTCTTTAAATCGTTTCAGTTGTCCCAAAAGTGTAACGCCATATTTCTTTTCTCTATCTTCTCTTAATTCTTTTATATACTCAGAAACATGAGGAAAATTTTTGCTGTCTAACAATTTATGAGCTTGAATTTTACAAATACCATTAACATCAGAATACCCTGCAAGTCTTGCGCATTCTGCATTAGAGTGAGTTCCGTCTACATAATGACGAGCAAATTCTTTCTGTCTATTTGTTAGTTTACGATTATGAGATTCTTCTATCTCTGCAGCTTTATGTTCTATTTTTTTCATATCCTATATATACACGTTAAAATTATTTTTGCAAAATCAAAACAGAAAGTTAGTTTTTCTCATCAGACTAAAGTGTAACGAAACAACCCTTTTTGCTACGAACTGTAACGAGTACTGCTACGAGTAATAACCTAAATTATTTAATAAAATCAATGGTTAATGAACCATGCACCATGACTCGTTACACTTTTACACTTTTTTCTTCCCATATTTTTATTTTATAACACAAAAATATATTTGACCCGTATATATAGCAACAAACAAAAACACTTGCATTATCATGGTTAATCATGGTATATTTTATATATTAATGTCAACAAACAGAAAGTGAGAATTAAAATGACACCATTAGAGAAACGAAAACCTCATTTAGCGGCGGTGGCTAATGATTGGGAAAAACAAGAAAACAGTATAGATAGTCATGTATTTTATGACAAATATAAACCCGTCTATAATCACATAGAAAATTCTAATTCTTTTTCAGAAGGACAAACAACTGCTGATGAAATAGGCATAGCACAATGTTTTGAAACTTATGGTGAAGAATGGGAGTATGTAAAAAAGCAACCAGACAATAAAATCTGGACAGTAATTAATACCGAAGGGCAAGATATTATTTGTCAAGGATATCATTTTGTTAATCGTATGCACTATATGATTGCGACTGTTCCTTATAAAGAAGGCGACAAAGATTTTTTCATTGATTGGGTAGATGCGATACACTGCCATAGATGTGGTATTGTTGCAGACGACAAAAAAGATATACTAACGAATTTTTTTCATCGTAGCGATGAATGTTGGGCAGACGATAATTATGAGATTGTTTGCAGAACGTGTCGTGATGAAATGAAAGAGGAGAATATAGATGAATAAAAAAGATAAATATCATGGTGAGGCTTGGGCATTATTAGTTCTTACCGATAAAGGTTGGGCAGACGAAGGAATATATTCTGATGAAGAAGATGCAGAATATTATTTAGAAGAATATAAAGAAGAATTCCCCAACTGTTCTATTAGAATAACAAAGGTAGATGTAAGGGAGAATGTATAATGAATATATTTGTTTTAGATAAATGTCCTATTCTATCTGCACAGATGCAATGTGATAAGCACATTATCAAGATGCCATTGGAAACTGCCCAGATGTTATGTTCAGTATTTCATAGGCATGGACAAGGACACTTAGTACCTTACAAAGAAGTACATAAAAACCACCCATGCACTTTATGGGCGGGGGATAGTGCTGATAATTTTAGTTGGTTAGTACAACATGGTATGGAGTTATGTTTTGAATATACTAGAAGATACAATAAGATACATAAATGTCAGCAAGTTATTATGGATTTAAGAGAAACCGATTGGGGTACATTGCAATATAAACCTATGGAAATAACACCCCACCCACAATGTATGCCAGATAAATACAAGTGTATCAGAGAAAGTGGGTATCTTACAGAACAAATGTCAAGTCAATATGGCGGTAATAATACAGTTCAAGCATACAGACAGTATTACGCATATGATAAAAAAAATATAGCTAAGTGGGAAAAAGGTAGACCCATGCCACAATGGTATGAGGAAATGTCAACTTTATTTTAAGGAGAATAATAATGAGTAGAATGAAAGATTGGTTAATGGACATGGAAGAAGCATTCGGAGAGGCATTACAAACCAAACCGAAAAGTCTGGGGGAAGTATTAAATTATGTCTATGACAAAATGCAAGTTGTAGATGATGATTTTATTAGGCAACTATGGGAACAACACCGAGAAGGTGATATGTCCCGACCTCAAGATATACAATGGAACGGAAAAGCAGAGGAGGATGACGATGGATATTGAGGAATATCGAGAAGACCTTGTAACATATAAGGGAGAAGACCTTGTAAGATTTCAGTGGAGTGAAGTGGCAGACGGATTTTTAGAAGGAGTAGATGTTTTAAACAAACTTTTAAAAGTTCATAATTTAAAAATTAAACACACATACATTGAACAAGATGACGGTACAGAAGATTATGTGTGGGCAGTAAAAATTGAGGAGAACGACAATGGCAAGATTTAGAAAAATGACAAAATTAGTTCAACCCACAAAAAAGTGTTATTTAACTGTATTATGGGGAGAGGATCCGATTGCAGCAGAAAGCGAACCCGAAGTTTATACGTTTAATACTGTCGAAGAACGCGATGCTTTTTGTAAAGGAGTACATGAGGCAGACGGTTGGAATGGTTCTGATTGGAAGACCCATGAAGAACCAAAAACTTTTGACAAAACAGAATTTTATAATTGGAATCAATATCAGGAGGGAGAATAATTATGACTAATAAAGAAAGAGCAGAAAGACTCAAGAAGGCATTATCTCTTGGAGAGCAAAAAGATAAAGGTAATAAATATTATAGAGTAGCAGATGTGTTAAGTGATTTAAGACATTACTGCGATGAAAATAATATAGATTGGTTTGATGAAGTTAATCTATCAGATTTATATTATGATAAGGAAAATGTATAATGAAGTACGGAGAAGCACACAGACAATTAGTCGCTTTTGAGGTTTTTCAAGGCGACCATTCCTACATTGAATATTCGTGGTACTTTATTGATACTAGTATAAAAATGGATGACAGAATGCTAGTGAATGAAGTGTATGGCATAAACACAGAAATAGATGATTCTCGTCAAGATATTATAAGTAAACAATGGAATAAGTATTGGATAGATGCAGAACGCACAGTTAAAGTACATAGTATAAGAGATATTCACCCGATTGAGTTCGGAGTGTTGTTAGATTTAGGTATTTTAACACAATGAGCAAGAAACCCCAGAAAAAGAAAAAGAAAGGAAAAATCCCGATGTCTATATTTATAGGAATAGCGATTGGTAGTTTTTTAATAGGACTACTAGGATAGTGAAGGTATTGGATTTATTTTCAGGGATAGGCGGCTTCAGTCGAGGTTTAGAAGCTGCAGGTCCCTTTGAAACAATAGCTTTTGTAGAGTACGAACCGTATTGCCAAGCGGTATTAAAGCACCATTGGCCGCGAACCCCGATTT